ACCATATTTACTTGCATGCGAAGTCCTCTTTGGCACAAATGGATGCTTGGTTTCAATCACATTGGCCAAATGTTCGGGGGGGCTTTGAAAGTGACATGACTGGCTTCGATTCTGCTCAAGATGAGAACCCATTGGCTATGGAAGAAATGCTGATGCGGTACATGAATCTCCCAGGTGAAGTGGTAGAGAATTACATTAAAACGAAAATGTCCACACCACTGGGCAAGCACATATTGTCCATTGCTCGTGACTCTGGTGAGATCTTCACGTGGCTGTTCAACACCGTGCACACAATTGCGCGACGCCATTGCAAGTCTGTTATTCCTCCAAAGACGCCACAAGGTTATGGGGGTGATGATGAGATACACCCGAAGAAGTACCCTGAGAAGCCGGGTTGGGCGGCGTTGGCACCTTATTCCAAGATGGTTGAGAAAGAGGAGGAGGTCGATGATGCGCATTTCCAAGGTTTCATTGTTGGCAGTCCGGGAATCGTTCGGGATCCGGAGATATTGCTGCGTAAACTTCTGATAGCTCGTGAAATCGGCAAATTGAGAGATGTTTGGGCGGGCTACTTTTTAGAATGGTCTTTGGCTTACAAGAAAGCTGAGTTGTTGCAAACCTTCTTGTCAGAGAGGGATTTGGAAATTCAAGGCCTGTTGACAAACATTGTCTTTTCAGTGAAACAATTCTCAGGGAAGCAATTGCAATGGACGACTAAACAAAGGGCTCGTGTGCGTGCTGATCGGGATGTTGAGCGAGAACCAACTGCTCTTTTGACTTACGTCGATGAGGTTTTGCCCACGCTGATCAATGAGTACACCGATTTCTCGGAAGACCCAATCACTGAGACTCTTCAACTTTTCGCAGAGGTTTATCAAGGAGACCCCTATGAGAATGTTGATTGATTTGAAGATATGCTCTTACCTGTTGCTTTGAATCAAATGTCTGAACAAGTGAACCATGCTACTTCTACAGCTATTGAGAATGCTGCTTCTGAACCGTTAGTTTCTGTAAATACTTCGTTATCTTCTCGAGATTCTATCCCATGGGCCAGTGAAATTCACCATTTTGCGATATCATTCACGGCTCCCAATGTCAGTACTTTTAACGGAACTCTTGACAATTTGCCTGGTTTTGGCGATTTGATCGCAATGTTCCCGGCCGTCCAGGTGGTGACCTTTGATATTCAGTTCATATCGATTAAGGCTGGTTCTACCTTGGTCGCTGCTTTGAGCATTTCGGGTGCTCAATTGACTCGAGCATCTGCTAGGCACAAGAAACAGAGAATTATGTTTGGGTCTAATAATTTCAATGTTATGCTTCCGCAGAAGGGTTCTTTCTTGGCCGGTGATGGCATGGCGAAGCAGATCAAGCCTGTTTCGTCGACTGCTGTCACTCCGGTATTCTTTTTCCAAGTTACGGGCAATGCTGATGTCACAATTGACATCTACTTCCAAACCTCTGGTCCTATCGACCGAGGAATCGAATGGGGGGATGACGTCATTCCGCATGAGGCGGATGCGCCTGCAACTGAGGAAGCTGCTGAATAAAATTTTCTTTTCAAATCCACATCTAGTCACGATTATGTTGTATAATAGTTCGGTGAGTCTAAGGACTCCTGGTGGTTACTGATCAAGTGTGTCGATAGGAACACACCCCGCTATAAACTGTAGGGATTCA